TAACCAAGCAAACACAAAAACCACACAGAAACTATTAGGTTATCTGATGAAGCACAAGCATTGGTCTCCATTCGAAATGGCCTCTGCTTGTCTTGAAGTTGAAACAACACGTGACATTGCCAGACAGTTTCTAAGGCATCGTTCATTCTCATTTCAAGAGTTCTCACAACGTTACGCAGATCCTAGTGATATGGATAGTGCGTTTGTTGTTCGTGAGGCACGTCTACAAGACGAAACCAATAGACAGAATAGTATTCCAAATGATGATGTAGCACTAGATGCTTGGTGGGATGCTCAACAGAAGTTTATTATTGAACACGTTGGTAGGATATATAAAGAAGCAAGAGACAGAGGTATTGCCAAGGAGCAAGCAAGGGTAATCTTACCAGAAGGTAATACCGTCTCTAAGATGTATGTGAATGGAACTATTCGTAGTTGGATACATTATATCGAACTAAGATCTGCTAATGGCACACAGCAAGAGCATCAAGATATTGCTGTTGAGATTGCCAAAGCCTTATCTAAAATATACCCACAAATCTTGGAGTTTAGTAATGACAGAACTGATACTAAGAAATAAAGATATCTTGGCTGACTTAGAGAAAGTTAGAAAAGCAATACTGCCTAATCTACATCTATTAATGGATCGGTATCTGAAGCCAAGCCATAAAGATTTTGACGAAAGGTTTATGAGTGAGGAATATCTTAAAAAGCATATGAGTGACTCCGAACATCTAGGGTATCCTACGGAATTTTTTTCGTATACTATGAGCGACCAAGGCAACTTTAAAGAAATTGATAAGTTTGTCAGAACAGATTTTATAACAAACTTGGGTGCAAACTCAGATGCAGTTTTTCTATATTATCCTAAAGGTGGTGGTGTTGGCTGGCATACTAATCAGAATAACTCAGGCTACCAGTTTATCTTTTCTTGGTCTGAAAAAGGTGATGGATATTTTCAATATTATGATAAGAAAAAAGAAGAGATAGTTAAGATACCTGATGTTGCTGGTTGGCAAGCCAGATGCTATCACTTTGGTGTGGAAGAGGAAGACCAATGTTGGCACTCTGCATACACTAACGTACCCCGTATAACTGTTTGCGCTCTGTTTAGATGGTGGGATAAACCACATATGAAAGAGCAAGTTTTGGCTATGAAAGATCAACTCATAGAAGACATAGAATCGGAGATTTAAATGGGCAAAAAACTTTCAACATACTACTGTGGAGATACTACAGATGGAGATTATTGCGAAGTACATATTGACATGAAAGAAGAATTGTTGTATATTAAGTACTATAGGGCCGAATCATCTGCGTACTTCCACCTTGAAGAATTTAGAAACAAAGCACTAAGATATGTTGAAGATGCCGCAGAGAACTGGACTATGGGAATAAAGAAACTAGATGATAATATAATGTATGAAAGAACCTTATTATGACAGACATGGTAAACTCACCTATTCATTATGCCACAGGTGACATTGAGTGTATTGATGCGATGGAAGCTATGACAAAGACTATGAACGGAGCCATTGCTCCTCATGCCGCTAATGTATTAAAATATATGTGGCGATGCGAGAGAAAGAATGGTCTTGAAGATATTGATAAGGCTATCTGGTATTTGAATAGAATGAAAGAACGATGGAAAGAGACGCACCGATGAGTAATGTGTTTAAAGATATAGATGTATTCCAAACTGCTTGTGATCAAACACCTAGCATTGCAAACTATGATATGTATCTTGGTCTTATTGATGAAGAGTATGGTGAACTTGTAGAAGCAATAATAGCAGAAGATCCTATAGAACAACTAGATGCTCTTGTCGATATTCTTGTTGTTACTATTGGTGCTATTCGTGCTGGTAACATGGACGGTCAAGGTGCTTGGAAAGAAGTCATGGATACTAACTTTGCTAAGATAGATCCTGATACTGGAAAGGTTCGTAAGCGTGAAGATGGTAAAGTTCTTAAGCCTGATGGTTGGAGACCACCAGACTTGAAAGCCTTCATTGATTTGAGACTATAATATGTTTACCATAGAGTTTGATGATGATGAGACTTGTATCACCTTGTTAGATAACACGGGTGAACTTGAAGACGTTAACATCTTACTCTATGATGATTACTGCCACATAAGACAATGGAACCAAAGTATAAACTATTGGGAGATTGTCACGTTAACTTCAGAGATGTATCTTGCTTTAATGAAAGCATGGCAGTTACCAGAAGGTTCTTATGTGATAGACAAGAGAACTGATAGGACAAAAGTAATGACTCCGAAACGTCCTACCACTTCCCGTTAACTGATCCAACATACCAGATACCGCCTGATGCCATACCTATCGCAGTCAGAACTATAGCCCCAATGATTATAGCGTTAATCATTGCTTCTCTTCTTTCTATAGCGGCTTGTACTGTGGCTTTTTGGTGCTTCCTCATCTCTTTTTCAGTATGCACGATTTCACGCCAAGCCGATGGTCCGTAATATAGCGATATATATTCCCGGAGTTCCTCACGCATATCGTCTGCCTTTTTCTTATGCATGAAAACTTCTAATGCATTGGCTTCCACACCACCACCCATCTTTTTCCACCAAGGTGGCTTCTCTGCTTTTTGCCCAGCAAAATCTAAATCACTTATAGCTTTTCCCCACTGCCCAAGTTGAGAAGTCATGTCTTGCAAATCTTTTCCAGCATCTATAGCAGACTTTATTCCCTTAAATGCTGAAGTGGCTAAACCGATAGCTGTAAACGGATCTATCATTTATTATTCCTTTTATTACTATTATTTATAAAAAAAGGCACTTGACATGAAGATAAACTTGTGCTAATCTATAAGAATAACAAGGAGTGATTCGTATGTCATGGACATTAAGTTCAACACAAAGTGAGTATACTTGGGAAAGTACAACAGAACTGCACACTAATGGTATGACTGTTGATACTTGGGCTGAAGCAGAGTCTTGGTGGGAGTGCTGGTCTTTGGCTAGGAATGTTAATAGAACAGTTGATACTTTGACAGACAATAGTACTAATACTGTTGTTAGAGTTAGGTTGCAGTAAATGAGAAGTAGGAGTGTAGGAATGGCTGAAGCATTATATAACTTGCGGATAAAGAGAGCAAAAGAAATAAATGAATGGTTGAGGTTGATGCAATGAGCAATCAAAGATCAGGTAAGTGGAAACCAGCGGCTATGCCCGATGGCAACACAGATATGAAACTACGCAACTTCTTCCGCACAGCCGCAAGTGTTGTTGATGAAGATAGTGACGCACAGTTTTACTTTGAACAAATCGTTGAGCATATCAACAATGGCGGCAATCTATATTCAGATGATCCTATTGCTATTCGTAGGATCTTAGGAACCTAGTTATTTTTTTGGAGTATCATTTTTACCTTTAGAGTAAGCTTGTGCTCCAAAGAACGCCGCCACCAAACCAGCAATAGCGACAAAGTACGTAGGAGCAATGTCTCCTATTATTTTTGCGGCACCTTCCATCTTTAAAAGAGATGTGATCATTATTAGTCCGGGGTATAGAAGCATTCCCCAGAGCGCAAACCATGCCATGGCTCTGATCTGATCCTCTTTAGCATCTTCATTTTCATGACGTTTCTTAGTGTGTTCAAACTCTGCTATTTCTTTGGCACGTGCCATTTCTTCATCAGTGATAATCCCATCACCATCTGCATCTAAATGAGCGAAAACACTTTCTGGTTGAAGCGTGAGGCTTCCCCCCTTATCTTTAGATTCTTTAGTTGACATTTCTACTCCAAACGAATTTTTATTATCATCATCAGACATCTCAATAACCCTATATATTTACAAGTATTTATAAAAAAAGGCTATTGACATCATGATAAATGTGGGGTATATTTGTATAGAACATTGAGGAATGATTCGTGTATAAATTTATCAAAAAAAATGGAATACATATAGCGAGTGGTGGTATAACAATGGGTATAGTAGGTATGGCGTTAGTTGGTGCGGCTATGATGGCTCCACCTGAGTTAGTTTCAAAAGACCATGAATGTCTATCCATGAATATTTATCATGAGAGTCGTGGCGAGAGAGCGGAAGGTCAAATCGCAGTAGCCTTTACCACAATAAATCGAGTAAAACATACTCAGTGGCCTTCTACTATATGTGATGTAGTATATCAACCTTATCAGTTTAGTTGGACGCACCTTATAAAAAATCAATCCCCCAAAGAAACAAAAGCTTGGAAAAGAGCACAAGTTATAGCAAGAGACGTGTTGATAGGTAATGTAGTAGATCCTACTAAGGGTGCTGTATTCTATCATGCCAACTGGATTAAAAATCCTTATTGGGCAAAAGAAATGACCTTATCAAAGGTTATTGGAAACCACTTATTTTATACATGGGACGGAGTTTGGGATGATGATAAATCAAAGTGAGATACCGATTGAACTAGAGTGTTGGATGTTAAAGAATGGTGTCATGTCAAGTGAGCATAGACCAGCCAATCCAGATATTGTTTGGCCTAAAGAAGAAACTGAACACGCACGAGCATTACGCACTGGTATTTCTAGTTCGTGGAAACCAGCCCTAGATAATGAACAACCACCCTTCTAATGTATATAACACCATGCGTACAGATATGTAGGATAGATCCTTTTTCTGAGGTTTGTATAGGGTGTGGAAGAACAGGAAAAGAAATTTCTAAATGGTCTAAAATGTCTTATTATGAAAGACAGAAAGTAATGAAGAGATTAGGTTATGGTAAAAGAACTTCGAGAAAAGAAGTTAGGAAGTGAAACTCTTAAAAGAGAATAGAAAATATATTCTTTATGGAGATGATGGTATGGTAATAATTATAACCTCTCAAAAATCTGTGATATATAGTATTCAGAATACTTTAAAAAAAATAAGAAGAAAAACAAAATGAGTGTAGAATGGGATGCGGAAAAACACCGTAGAGCACACTGGTTATATTGGATAACCAAAGGTCACCTAGATACTACAGAAGAACAAATACTATCATCACACGATAGTTATTTAAGAAGAGCATGGGGCAATATTGAAAACTATGTCCATGAAGAAGGCTTCAAGGAAGCCTACGCCAAAAAAGAAACCTCAAACGGCAGAGTCGACCCTGCCTTAACACCCTCGAAAAGGAATATAAATTGAAACTATTTACAACAGTGCTAACTGCACTATTACTGATGGTAGGTCTTACTACTTCATCAGTAGCAAAGGATAAAGTTAAAGTTGGCTTTATATACGTTGGACCCACAGGAGATCATGGCTGGACATACCGTCACGACATTGGACGCCAGCAAGTTGAAGAAGCTTATGGAGACAGAGTTGAAACAGTCTTTGTTGAGAGCGTACCAGAAGGTCCAGACTCAGAACGTGTAATGACTGCTATGGCTCTTAAAGGTGCAGACATTATCTTTGCAACCTCTTTTGGCTACATGGACTCAGTTCTATCAGTGGCTAAAAAGTTTCCTAACGTAAAGTTTGAACACGCTACTGGATACAAGCAGTCTGAGAATGCGGCGAACTATGGATTGAAGTTATATCAATCACGCCACGTTCAAGGTATCATTGCTGGGTTGATGACAAAAACAAATAAGATTTGTTACGTTGCTTCCTTCCCAATCCCAGAAGTTATGCGTGAAATTAACACATATTACTTGGGCGCAAAGAAGATGAACCCTGATGTAGAGTTAAGTATCGTATGGGTTTATACTTGGTATGATCCAGCCAAAGAAGGTGATGCCGCTAAATCTATGATGGAACAAGGTTGTGATGTTGTAGCACAGCATACAGACTCACCAGCACCACTGATTGCCGCTGAAGAGGCTGGTAAGGTTGGTTTTGGTCAGGCATCAGATCAACTTAAGTTTGCTCCTAAAGCACAGTTGACCGCTACTATTGATAATTGGGGTCCATACTATATTGACAAAGTTGGTCAAGTATTAGATGGCACATGGAAGACAGGTGATTACTTTGGTCACATGAATACGGGTGCTGTTCAAATGGCACCGTTTACTAATATGCCAGCAAATGTAGCATTAGAAGCACAGATAGTAAAGGATGCTATTTCGGCTGGAACGTTACATGGATTTACGGGACCAATCAATAAGCAAGATGGTTCAGTATTCTTAGAAGTTGGTGAAGTCGCAACACGTATGCAACTTGACACAATGGACTTCTATGTCGAAGGCATTACGGCTACACCACCGTCATGATACCAGTAATCGATTTAAATAAACATCCGTATGATGTTTTAGATCAAGTTCGCAAAGCCTACACAACAGTGGGCTTTGCGGTCTTCACGAACAGTTTAACTTCAAAAGAACAGGGCGATATGAATTGCTGGTTCGATGAAATGAAATCGTTCTTTGATTTAGATCTCAATACTAAAATGAAATACCCCTATGAAGGAGATACTAACTTGGGGTACAGTGTTGTGGGGGATGAGAATGTAGATCCGACTGCACCTAAGGACATGAAAGAAAGTTTTAACTACAACAACACTCGTATGAATGAAAAGTTGTGGCCCACAGAGTTACCCAAGTTTAAGCAAAGTGCTTTACGAAGCATTGACATTGCTGATAAACTAACATTACGTATCTTAAAAATGTTTGACGATATACTTGACACTGGCACTACTCTTGTCGATGCTCATATAAAACCATACAACACTACCAGAGTCATTCATTATCCATCAGTTTTTGAATTAGAAGAGGAATTTGAAGAGCGACAATTAAGAATTGGAGAGCATAGTGACTATGGAACTATCACACTTCTTTGGCAGATTAACGATGTTCCGGGATTACAAGTTCAAGATCTTAAAGGTGTTTGGCATCCTGTGCCTTA